AATTCCGCTCGTTTTTTACTTTTAAGGTGTGAGTTGAATACATGGACTAGTTAAGTAACTATCTATCAAGTTTACGAGGCGATGTATTTAAGCTACTTCCTATGAAAGAAGCTGAAATGAGTGGCGTTAACAACCACATGAGCGAATACATCGAGTCGCTTATTATAAATCTAACGGGTGCAATGACAACATATCCGATTCTTGCATCCCAAAAACAATACCTATATGTAGTAAACAATATGCAGTACATACATGGTCATTCCGTTGACTTCAAGCAGTGGAGAAAGATTATCCTGAATTCAACAAGGAACATCGATAATCTTTGCGTGCTATACGGAGGGGAGACGGATGGCAAATGATGAACTCGCATTATATCGCCGCTGGTTGGCTTGCGGCTTAGAAAAAGAAAAGTGCCAAGAGCAGAACTATGTTCAAGAAAGTTTTGCTGAAACAATACAACAAAGCTCTGCGTATCAAAAAGATGCGCTTGTAAATGGCAATCCGCAACCTATTGTTGCAACGCGCAAAGAGACCAACAAATGTGATGTTACGGTTATCCCTGGGGATAGACTGTACATAGGGGATTTGGTAAAGGTATTTAATGAGTACTGGATTTGTGTAGAGATGTATGTGGATGAGTTCGGTATGTATTACGGTGAGCTTTGGATGTGTAACCATATATTCCATTATCAAGATTTTGAGCTCAACACAATTCACAAGTACGCAATTCTTGACGATGGCTCGTATTCAAAAGGGAACGATAAAGCGCTTGTCGTTACCGATAACAGTTTCAACTGCTATATTTCTTTGGATGACGAAAGCCGCTCGTTGTTTATAGATAAGCGACTTGGTATAAGCGTTATCTACGACAAAGACGGCAAAGAAGTTCTCGAGGCAGGTAAAATTAAATGGATTGATATTAAGAGTCGCAACTTTGGCGAGGGTAGTCATTTAATGGTTTTCGGTATTAACGACGACCCATTCAATCCTGAGTCAGACAATATAGAGTTGCTAATATGCGATTATAAAGAAAAACCGAAAGAGGAATTGCCCGAAGAGCCAGAACCCATTGAGCCAGAGCCGGTTGAACCAGATAACCCAGATAATCCAGATGAGAACCCAGATGAAAATCCAGGAGAGGAAACGGTTGTAATCAAAGGCAGATTGGTGATTGACGGTAGAAAAACCATACGTTCAGGCAGTGCTCGCACGTATTCTTTAACCGCAATAGATAAAGAAAGCGGCGAAAGCATCGAGCCTCCGGCGGAAGTTGAGTGGAGCGTTGAAGGGGAAGGCGTATCCATAAAACCGAGTGGAGCAACGTGCAAAATAAGCGTTAAAGAAGATGATGATTTGGTTGGCTCGATTTTTACAATAACCTGCATTTGTACGACAGGGGAATATATAGAAGCAAAATACGAAGTGGAGGTAACCTAATATGGCAAAAACTTATTTAGACCAAATAGTAGAATATCCCGCAAAGGTTATACTCCGCATAGCCGAAGACAAATATTGTACGGGGTTAATCGTAAATAAAGCGTTCGACGATGTTGGTGAAGATGACATCGATAAAACTATGGAAACCAACATCAAAGATTATCAATATATCGACGAAACATCACAAGAGGTGGCTGCCTATATATGGGTAGAAATGGAGGTAAATCGCGTAGATAATAGAACTATAAAAGGCATACGACTCTACGTTACGGTTGCTTGCCATAAAAATTATATGGCGCTAAATAGAAAGACATTCAAGGGAGTCATCGGGAACCGCAGAGATAACCTTGTTAGATATGTCGATAGAGTATTAAACAATTCTGAATTTCTTGGAATTGGAAAACTAAAACTGAACTCCGTTAAAACCGTGACACCGATAAGCGGTTTTGCGATAAGAGAGATAACATACGAAGTTCCCGATTTTAATATCGTGGAGATTAACGAGTGAAGTTTAGTTATGAGGACTTAATCAGTGGTGACTCAATACCCGTTGATGGTGTTGGGCATATAAGGTCTCCGCTGTTGCGCGAATTAAAGCCCACGAAAGGTATCGGTATGTGGACTTATAATTTGTACTTAAATATTTTGAGCTGGGAAAAGGACGATATAATTAAGTTTATGAAAGTTTCAAGCGGTAAGCAATTAAGAAGCTTGAATGGCAAAGATGAACTTAATGCCTTTGATGTCGCTACACTCCTCGATCAACCAAGACAGCTATTGCAAGACGCAATGGCTTTTTTTATTGACGAGGATTTGGAATGGGATAAGCGAAAGCGCGTTTTTATTACCAAATCAAAAGACAACCACAACGAGATAGGGAAAATCAATAGAGATAATTTTGACGATGTTCGAGATATGATGCTTCAAGCAAACTACATTAACTTGGGGCGTTCTGCTAAACCAGCCAAGTTTGCGTCTGGTAAGGCTCAATCTCTTTGGGAAATTGCACAGCAACACTTAAAAAAGGAAGCTACAAAAGCAACACCAGACAAGCGAATGCAACTTGGAAACATTATCTCAAAATTAAGTTGCGTCTCCGTTGGATATACCCTATTAAACATATACGATTTAACCGTGTTTCAGTTGTATGATCAATTCTTCCAGTATGGATACTTACGAGCTATGGATTTAAGTGAAATGGCTTATAGCAATCACGGTGGAAAAGATTTTGACGTACAGGCTTGGTTAAAACCAATAACAAATTTAGAAAAGGAGCAGAAATAATATGAGTGCATCAATTAAAATGGCTAACCGTTATGGCTTGAATTTGAAGCTTACCAATATAACGGACGACACCGATACGATGGTTATCGATTTCGCGAACGAAGTCAGCCTTGAAGTAACCGGTGAAATTACGTGGGCTACCGGTGGTCAGGGACACGTAAAAATGATAGGGTTCAAAGACCCGCTTGAGGGAACGCTGAAGGTTTCCACTCAGGTTACAGATAGCGGTATCATGAATTTGATTTCCGGTCAGAAACTTACCGACGATAGCGGCGTCGCTTCGTTCAACGGCAAGATGAAGAAATTCCGTTATTACAAAATCGAGGGCGATACGCTTTGGCAGGACGAGGACGGCAACGTTTACACGGAGAATGTCATCGTTTACAAGGCTCTCGTAAAACCCAACTACAGTGTTACGTATAACGGTTCGGGAGACCCTGTGAGCATCGATATTGAGTTTGAGCTTGCAGAGGACAAAGAAAAGAACTTTGTCGATATCAAGCGCGACAAAGACCCCGTTCCCGAGGAATCTACCGAAGGCGGCACGACTACGCCCGATACTCCCGTTCAAGGCGGAGAAGGCGACGGCAATGAGGGCGGTGCGGATACGCCCAATCCCGATACCGGTGACGAAACGGGTGGAGAAACTGGCGGCGGCACCGAGAATCCATAAATAAGTATTAGGCATTTAGAGAAATAGCCGCGGCTATATGTCGCGGCTACGACTCTAATTATTTACCAATATGAATGAAAGGTCAAAATACAATGTAGGCAAAAAAACCTATGAACGTACATACGACGGTATTGTGTTTGATAGCGTCGTTGAAATGAAATATTATCGTGATGTAATATTGCCAGCGGTACAAAGTGGGGAAATAACACATTACGAGATGCAAAAAAAATATATATTGCAACCGCCCTTCATAAGAGATGGTAAGAAAGTTCAGGCTATCGAATATAAGGCGGATTTTTATACAGTGAGTAAAGACGGAAAAGAAACCGTTATAGACATCAAAGGGTGTCCTGATAATGTAGCAAAGCTGAAACGAAAAATGTTCTGGTTTACTTATCCAGACCTTGATTATGTTTGGATAGGGTACTCGAAGATCGACGGGGGATGGACTACATATGAAGCAATTAACGCTGGGCGAAAGCAGCGCAGGAAAGAAAAAGCACAGAAATTAAAGGAGATCGAGGAATATAATGAAAAAATCAAAAAGCGAAAACAACAACACAGCACAAATTAGGGCGCTCGTTGAGGCGACTGCGCCAAGGGTGGGGGAACTTAAGTATGGCGAAGGCGAGACGGAACTCGTGGTTAAGGTTTACCCTGTTCTGCCGTTTACGAAAAGAATGGAGATGGTGCGGGAAATTGTAGACGGCGTCTTTATGGATGAGAAAGACTCCGTAAAAACATACGTACCCGAATATCGTACTCTTCTCGAAAGATATACGGTAATCAAGTTTTTCACCGACTTGACTCTTCCTACAAAGTTGGACGATATGTGGCTGGTTTTGAAATATACAACCATTTATGATGATGTTGTCAAACTCGTAGGCGAGGCAGATATAGAGGATATATTCGATGCGGCGAACAATGCAATCGATACATATAGGCAATATCTTGTCGCCAAGACTGATGTCAACTCGCTCATGAATAAAATAGGCGGCGTACTAAGTGACTTTGAAGGGAGAGTTCCGCAAGAAGACATTGATGCGATAACCTCTAAAATCAAGGATTTGGCTCCGAATGGTTCGTTGCAGGATATTATAAGTGGTTTATTTGGAAAAAAGGATGTTCAAGGTTAATACTTAGTTTAAGATGTTCCGTAAGGAATATCGGAGGAGAGCAGAATGATGCAAACATTGCAAATTATAAGCCTTGTAATAAGCTTACCGAGTGCTGCTATCGTCCTCTTAACATCAGTGTGTAAACCATTTAGAACGTGGCTTTTAGGTCGCTATCGTGGACAAGAAACCGACAGATGTTTGTTGAGGGATAGAATTACCGAGATTTATTACAAGCACTATCATGAACGTCAGATGCGGCTCTACGAATACGAAGACTTAGAAAAGCTTTATTTTCAATATAAAAAGTTAAAGGGGAATTCGTTCGTAGACAAGATTTGGGATGAGGTTCAAACTTGGACTATTGACGAATAAAAGAATAGTTTGATACAGAGTGGGGCTGGGTGAATAAATCATCCAGCCCTTGTTCTGTGGTGTCAACGGAGGGGCTAATGATTACAGAGGAATATATTAACAAGCTTATCGAGCAATATGCCAAGTCCCCCGCGGGCAAGGCAGCAATTAAAAAGCAAACAGGTATTACATATACCGATAAAGACCCGTCGGCAATGTTGATGGCATACGGAGAACAGATGAAGAAGATACTTTATCAGCATATCAATCCGCTTATTAAATCAATCATACCCGACGACATAATTGTAGAAAAACCATACCAAGGGAATGACGGATTGTGGAGATTGGAAGTATCGTTTCGCGAGGGGTCATTACAAAGAGACTCTCTTGACTTGGAAACCTATCCAGAGGGATTGCACAACATTGTTCTATTGTTTACAAAAGGATACCATGCGAGAGATTATGTATATGGATGGTGGTATGACCAATATGGCAACCACGGCAACGTGCGAAGCCGTAAAGACAGGGAGCCTAATGACTTTTTGACGCAAGCCGTTAATGAATTTAATAATGGCGCGGGAAAAGGAATAGCAAAAGCGGAACTCGTAGGCATTTACAAAGATGGTTCCGATGTTTAATATCGAATTTTATGCTCGCTTATGCGAGTTTTTTAATAATAAATAAAGGAGGAGGAATATGGCTGATAATGTAATTGGCATTAAGTTTGGTGTCGCTGGCGGCAAAGGTTTTCTTGCTGGTTCATCTGGCGCATTGATAAAAGAACAACTTGAATACATAGCAAATCGAATAAAGTTAAAAGTCAACATAAACAAGACCTACTTCAAAAGCCAATTAACCGCGCTTAAAAAAGAGCTCGATAAAACGCTCGGTGATCTAAATATCAATGTAAGAGCCAATGTTAAGACGGAAGGTCAAGGCGGCTCCTCTGGCGGCGGTGGCGACAAACAAGAGCAAGTTGCAAGCTACGAATCTGTAACAAAGGCTCTTGAAAGATTATATCAAACAAAGGTTAAATTATTAAAATTGCCTAAGGCGGATGATGGTAGTTTTTCGTCAGTGGCAGGCGTTAAGGCAAACGCGGATGCAAATAATCTTGACAAACAATTTAGAGAACAGCTTGAAGCCCTTGAGAAACTTGAGGGCGTGGATAAAGAAAGAGTTCAGTATATCAAAGAATACAGGGAGCAATTAGAACAAGCCTACCAACTTCAAAAGCAGGCGGCGGAGACTCCTATTCAACAACAAGTACAGATGGCAACACCTACCGATATTGCTAAGTTGCAAAGAATGTCGGCATCTCTTTATGTTGATAATGGTTTCGATGATGTTATAGCTCGAAGTAAAGAAGCGAAAAAGCTTGTAGACGAATTTAGTGCGAGTTTGAACGAAGCGCTTAATCAGGGTGGAGGTCAATTAACCAAAGAAAAGGTTAAGGAACTTAATGCTCAATTCATGCAGACACAAGCACGTCTAAAAGAAATACAGAGAGAAACTGATACGCTTGGAAATAAAATTAAGGAAGCTTTCGACTCTCGAGTTATTCAACGTATCGCACAAACGCTGTTACTCTTGTTATTACGTGCTTTGAAACAGGTCTACGATAACGTTAAAAAGATAGATGCTGCAATGACGGAGCTAAGAATAATTACGGGTGCTACCGCAAAAGAAATGGATGCTGCGGCAAGAAGTATTGCAAAGTCAGCCAAAGAAATAGGTGCAAGCGTTGTTGATCTCACCAACTCTACAAGCACATATGCGAGACTTGGGTTTGGCTTAGAGGACGCCGAATTACTTGCAAAGAAAACAACTATGTACGCCAACATTTCTGGTGTTAACGTAGATGAAGCAACGACAAATATTACTGGTATTATTAAAGCTTATAACATCGGCGCGGAAGGTCTTGAAAACGTTTTAGACCAGATGATTTGGGTCGGCAATAGTTTTGCTATTTCACAAGCAGAAATTGGTGAGGCAATGAATAACGCGGCAAGTGCATTAGCATCAAACGGGAATACGCTTCAAGAGGCTATTGGTATAGTTACTGCCGCAAATGCGTCATTACAGAATGTAAGCAAATCATCTACGGCAGTTCGTACAATAGCTGCTCGTATTTCTGCCAGCACAGCTGAATTACAAGAGCTTGGTGAAGATGCAGGCGACATATTATCAACCGCTGATCTCGACAGAAAGATGCGTGCATTTGGTGTATCTATCTCGGGCGCCAACGGAGAGCTACGCTCGACATATGCTATACTTGGAGACCTTGCTGCTAAGTGGGGAGACTTTAACGATGCTGAACGGGCTGCTATTGCTGATATGCTTGCTGGTACAAGGCAGCAAAATGCTTTTTATAGCATAATGCAAAACTGGAACGATGCTGCCAGTGTCGTTGAAAATGCAACCCAAGGTGTTGGGGCATTACAAGACGCGCAAGAGATATACATTGACTCCATTGAGGGAAAATCAAATCAGTTAAAGGCGGCGTGGGAAGAGTTTTCAACATCTTTATTAGATAGTGGTATCGTTAAATTTTTCATAGACTTACTGTCTGTTATAGCAAAAGTTCTAAATGCAATCTTATCTCTCGGCAATGGGTTTATGGCAAATGGCGCAATAATGGCAGCAGCCGTTATTGGCGTTATCGCTATGATAAACAAGTTAATTCCAGCGTTCAAGAATATGCGCTTACAGTTCAAACTTCTACAAACAGAGCTTGGGGTAACGGCAACTGGAATAAAAGGGTTTTTCGCAACGGTTGGGACAGCTATTCAGAAATTTTTGGCAAAAAATGCGCCTATCTTAATTATCACAACGATACTTACCTTAATGACTTCATTGAGCGGTCAAGCGAGAGGCTGGGCAGAACTAATTGCCGGCGCCGTGGCTCTTATCGCAACGGCAATAATCATTGCTGTAAAGGGAGTTGACGCAACCATCAAAGGGTTTATGGCAACCAACCCAATAGGCTGGATTTTACTTGCGATATCTGCTGTTGTCTCCGTAGTAAAAGGCATTTTTGACCTGATTGAAGCATTTAATCCTTCATATGAAACACTCAAAGAAGCAGCTAAAGAATCAATTGACGCTTGGAAAGATGCAGAAGACGAGCTTGATGAAGTTAAAGATAAACTTGCAGAAATTAACGAACAAATTGATGCGATCAATAAAAAAGATAATATAAGCCTCGTCGATAAAGAGGAGCTTAAATATCTTGAAGAGCAGAAGGCTAACCTTGAAGCTATCGAGGCAACAAAGGCAGAAGAAGCCAAGAGAGCTAAACAAAAGGCAGCGAGTGATGCTGCGGGTGCTCTTGGAAAATATAATGATACACATACGGTTGACGACGCTCCGTGGTGGGAGTGGTTGTTAATTGGACCCTTTGCGTTTATACATCAGGGAATCGCTTGGGGCTCAGACACATACGAAGAAAAATTCAATGAAATCTTAAAGAATTACCAAAGCGCTTCGCAGGAAGATAAAGATTTTATTACGAGCACACTTAAAGAATACGGTGAAATGCTTGATGGATTTGAATTTGGTGATAGTGCCGAGCTTGATACATATTTAGCGCAATATTACAGGATGATTGATAGTTACAATCTCCAAACAGGCAATGCTGCGCAGACGTGGAAGAGGGTTCTCGCTGATTCAAGATTTTCGTCAGAAGTGGAGAAACTACAACAACTTGCTGATTCACAAGGCGTATCCATGGACGCTATTACAGCAGCGGCTCCACAGTTCTTAGACTATTTGAAACAAATAGGTGTATATACGGATGGCGATACAGAGTCTACTAATGCGCTAATTGAAAGCATAAAAGAGTTAAGAAAGCGTCTTGAGGCTAAAACCAAAATTACATTTACCGATGATATCGATATAATGCAAGACAAATTCGATAGTCTCAACAACGGCTTAAAAGACATTGATAAAACTGGCATAATTTCGATGGATAATATTGCCAAAATTATTGATAAAGATGCCGAAGGATATCCTACTCTTCTTGCTAAATACTTCAAATATGTTGATGGTATTGGTTACCAATTGGCTGACGAGTGGGCTAATAAAACAAAGTCAGAAATCTTCAATGCTATGGCGCGAGATGAAATACAAGCCTACGCAGACGAACTCAGCGAGGCACAAGACATACTTGCCTCAATGGAAGCCGACGACGAGGATTACGCAACAGCAACGAACAATGTTGCAGTCGCCCAGGAAAATCTCAATACGAAAATTACGGAGTGGGCAACGTTACTTCGTGAACAAGCAATCGAAGATGAAACCGATAGGTTAAATAAGTTGCAAGATGCGCTTGAAGAGCAGGGCGACAAATATAAGGAATTGATTGATATCCGTAAGGATTTACTTGAAACATACAAGGATGAGATCAAATATCAAAAAGAATTGGCGCAGAAGCAGAAGAATGTAGCAGATTTACAGACGCAACTATCATTGGCTATGCTCGATAAATCTGCTGCTGGTCAATCTAAGGTCAGAGACTTGCAAGAGCAATTAACCGATGCGAGAGACGAGTTGGACGAATACACTCTTAACAGGGCGATTGAGGATTTAACAAAGCAGCTTGATGAAGATTACGATGCTTATGAAATATTCCTACAAGAGCAAATCGATAGGATAATTGATGAAATTGCCAATCTTGCATCGACGTTCAAAATTGATTTTACTCCAAACGATGACGGAAGCTATACCATTAAACAACATCATAGTGGCGGGTTTGTCGGAGATGTTGCCTCTTTAAGAAGTAATGAAGAATTTGCTAAATTGCTGAAGGGTGAGCTGGTAGTGACATCACAACAAATGGACACATTTATGAAAAAGACTCTACCGAGTATGCTCGCTTATAACAGTGGTGGCGCTGCAATTATCAACAATAATTCTCCGCTGATAGAAATAAAGTGTGGCGATATTGATAAGGATTCGATGCCACAATTGAAATCTCTTGTAGATCAAGCTGTTGCAAAGATTGAGAAAAATATGCAAACAGCGTTGGCAAGAACGGGGTACAAGAAAAAATACTAATGTTGCGAGAGCAGGCTTATGTGGTCTGCTCTCTAATATATAAAATTAAAAAGGAGGGCATAAGATGTTAACTGCTACGGAATTTATCTACGATGGTGTATGTTCAGCAAAATATGGATTAAAAATTGCAAGCTTTGATGGTTCTGTGCTTGAAGAAACACCATACATTGTGCCAAATATTGCAGTCGCAAAAGCGGCGGCATCAAAAAAATTTCATTATCTTGACAGGACATACGATAGCCCACCGACATTTGACTTCTCTATTGTTAGCGAGGAAAGTATTCATGAAGAAATATTGAGAGAAGTGCTAATTTGGCTGGATGCTCGTAGGGGATTTAAGCCGTTCATAGTAATGCAACAAGGGTTCGACGATTTGACTTATAACTGCATCTTTACGGTAACAAGTTTAATTTATCACGCAGGATATTGCGTCGGCTTAAACTTATCGGCAACGTTTGACTCTAATTATGTTTTAGGCAAACCTATAGAGATAATTTTATTTGGCAACGGTGAACCGCAAGATGTTGATTTGTACAACGATTCTGATAATATTGATACTTACATTTTCCCGAAGGTGGAATTCGATACCTCGGATGGTGCCGTGTCAATTATAAATACAACAGATGACCGCGTGCGAGAATTTGCTTTCTCGGGACTAAACCCTAACACGCAATATGTCGTCGATAATGAATTAAAAATTATTACAGGTGAGGGCAGAAATTTGCTCGAGAAGTTTACAAAGAATTGGTTACGCATTCTTCGTGGGAAAAACCGTTTGCGAGTTCGTATCAATGGAGCTATTACAATCACCTGTCCAAGATATATCAAAATAAGTTTTTAATACAAAGGGAGGTAAGGTATGATAAGTAGTTTTGATTACTACAAGAAAATTGAGAGCCCGAATATGTACTTGTGTAATCCAGACAAGCGACCTATTTGTGCTTTGAATGCGGAAAATAGGCACTTGATATTACGGTTTAACGATTTATCACAGTTGACTTTTACCGTTCCTAAAATTGCTGGTACCGAGGATAATTATGCTTTGGTCGAGTCTAAGCGCTTACTCTTTATCGAAAAAATTGGCTGGTTTCAAATTGAAAGCGTGCACGAAACTACAAATGGCGAGCAGTGTGAGAAAGAGGTTACAGCACAGTCACATCAATATGCGTTAAAGAATAGAGGGTTCATTACAGAAGAAAGAGTTTATATGTTCTATAACCCCAATGACCCTTTTGACGAAAAATATGATAGTGGTAATCTGGCGGCAATGCCGTCCGTAGTTGGACAGCTTTATCAGCAGGCGGGAATAAAAATTGCCTTGAACACAGCCGATATTGAAGCAACGGAAGATAAAATAGAGTGGACTATAACCTATGTTGACCCCATTCTTAAATTCAAGGCTAAAAGCTATGGAAAAATGTATGAGTCCGCAGATGGTTATGAAAACGTATGCCGTAGCTTTGAAGCGAATGAAAACCTAAACGGATACGATTTTATCATAAATAACGTGGAAGCGGCGTTTGAGGTTATATTTGAGTTTGATTTTCTTTATCACACAATCAAAATTAAAACACTTGACGCGATTACGCTACCTACAGATATATATCTATCTTTTGACAATATTATAAATAATTTAACGATTAAAGAGAACTCAGAGGATATTGTAACTGTAATGTCCTGTAACGGAGGCAGCCTTGATATAAGAACCGTTAATCCAATGGGGACAAATTATATCGTTGATTTTGAGTATTATAAAAAAAGAGAAAGCGATGATGGTAAAATAAAATTTCCTTGGATGTCAGAAGAGCTAATTAACGCACTCGACGAATGGAAAGCAGAGTGGGGTAAATGGAAAGATAGCTATAGCAATCTCGTCACAAGATTACAGGCTTTGTATGTCGAACAATCAAAGGCTGACGAAGAAATACGAACGTCAAACCTTAAGTTAACCGATATGCAGGCGGCACGCGATCAATATATCAATAATGAAGATGAAGATATTGAGGGTGCGGGTATTATCACCGGCGAAGTTGTTGCTATTGGTTCAAAAAGCCTAAAACAAGGAACAACATTTTACAACTCTGAATTTACCGAAAACTCGGTTATAATTGGCTACACAGAAATGCCAAAGATGACAAAGAGCGACGATGGCATTTATACGTTTTCATTTTTAGCCGATGGCACTCGTGGAACTGCTAACAGCTTGATACAAAACTACTATGAAGAAGAAAGTGGTTTCGATGGCGTCCCTATACCGATGTATTTTATGGACGGAGATAGCCGTAGCTATTGCAAGCTAAATATTGATAGTATTGTTGAGGTCGCAAAAGATAATAATGGCGACCCAATGTATTTCACGCACAAATCTGGTGATGGTTTGGGTGCAAAAACTGGCTATATCAGCATAGACGGTACAGAATTTGTCGTATCAAAATCAAGCACCACTGATGTATTCACTATATCTTGTGGTACTTTGTCGGTGAGATTTACATCAAATTCGTATTTTGTTTACAACGGAGTACGTTATAGGGTTTTGGCAAGTGCCGACGGTATTGTTTCCTTGTACCGCTACTATGTTTCTGGGTTTGATAGATTCACAACATATAAAGAAACCGCCGGTGTTGGCGGTTGGTGTGATATATGGGAAAATTATATAAAGACTACTCTTGCTGCAACTCTTAATGCGATTAACACACAAATAAATAGTATCACACAGGAAATGAATCGCATAAGCGAAATCTGCAACATCCAAAAGTTTATCAAAAGAAAGGGAGATGGGTTATACGACGAACTTTCAAACTATTGGATAGAAGGCGAATATACAAACGATAATATCGCTACGCATGATTCGACAACAATGTCAGAACGTATTGATCTCGCTAAAGGGTTAATGGCGGCGGGAGAAATCGATTTAAGTAAAAGCGCTCAACCGAAATTCGAGATGAGCGTTGATGCAATTAACTTTATAAAGATGTACGAGTTCAGGCAATTTACGCAGGAGCTCGTCCTTGGAAAAACAATAACAATCGAAAAATCGGATGGCGTGTACTATCGCCCAGCGTTAATGTCGATTGAGTATGACTTGGATGTAGCGGATAGCTTCACGATGACATTCTCAAACGCATCGAAGCCTGGCGATACAGCAATGACGTTTGCAGACCTTATTAAGGAGTCGTCTTCAACTTCAAGGACTGTAGCCGCGAACTGGTCGAACTTGACTGATTATACGCGCAACAAAGAAAGTATTACGAACATGATTGAGGCACCGTTAGACAGAACGTTACGAGCCGCGCAGGCGAATATGGCATCGCAAGCATTTATAATTGACGATACAGGTATCCTTGGTAGAAAGTATGATACTGATTTTGATGAGTCTAATGGAACATTGTCGCCAAAGCAATTGCGCATAATGAATAACGTTATAATCTTTACCGATGACAATTGGGAAACCGCGAAGACAGCGCTTGGGGAAATTGTTCTACCTGATGGTACGGCGTCTTATGGGCTAATAGCGGAAACAATAATTGGCAATATTATTCTTGGTGATAACGTTATCGCATCAAATAACGACGGTAGCGTAACTTTAACCGGAAATGGAATAGTCATCAAGAACGCATCTGGCGATGTGGTGCTTGAAGCACTTAATAATGGCAATATAACCATCAAGAACTATGCCTCTCAGTCAGACCTTGACGCGCTTGGAAAGAGGGTTGGCAATGCCGAAACAGCTATACAGCAAACCGCAAACGAAATCACCGCATACGCAAAAAAGAAAGAGGGCGACACATCAGATGAGTTTAGCTATGTTTTAGCGCCTACTGGGTTTACTCTTAGAAATGGTAATTCCATAGTTTTTAATTGCGATAAAGATGGAATTACAATAAATGGTTCGGGGACGTTCTCGGGAACGATAAATGCTTCAAGCGGTTCTTTTACTGGAAATGTCAATGCAACAAGCGGTTCAATAGGCGCTTTTGAAATAACTAACGATGGATTGGAAAGCGAATACATTAAATTAAACAGCAAAGAAATCCGGTTTCCTATACAGTCAAGTTTTAATCTAAATGATGAGGTTTCGATTTACACATCTCAGGCAGGGGGCGTAAACACTTCGTATATTACAACAGTAAACACATCGGACTTCGTTATTCAAAACTTAACGGGAGCCGGAATAAAGTTTAGTAAAGATAAGACCGCCGTTACTCAAACGATTACCTTAACTTTTAATGGTCCGAATTTATCGGGTGCTGGCGATATGGGGAACGCATTGGTCGTTAACCATAGTATTCCATCACCGTCTGGCGGGTGGGCTTATAGTTACGATTTTAATTATACTGCATCATTATCCGCGGCATTACCATATCCATATTCAAAAACGGTGTACGTTCGATATTTATATAACATTGTCAAAACCGAATATCGCGTCAAGGCAATAACTTTAAGCTTTCCGGCGTTTACAACAAGTATAAGCGGTAGCGCTAACTTAGATTCGTTAGATGAGGTTAAAACTCGTTACAATCCCAATGATAGTCGTTTTGAAACGGGCGTATATTTTTCTTCATATGGAAGCCGCACTAATCAAGCGAGCTCCACAGTTACTTCTTTTAGTTCCACAAATAATACTCTATACTCTCTTGGCAATTTTAGCCCACAAGAAGATAGAAAATACTCATTGGGCGCAAACGGTAATGCGTGGGGCAACCTTTACTTGTACAGTGGCACACAAGTAGGTAGCGACATTAGATTAAAAAATTCAATAGAAAAACTGTCCGATAGGTACAATGCGTTCTTCGACAATCTTACTCCAGTAAGTTACATCCTAAACAATGGGACTTCTCATAGAAAGCACATAGGCTTTATTGCGCAAGATGTAGAAGCCAGCCTAAATAAAGCTGATATAGATACTAAAGATTTTGCTGGTTTGTGTGTGCCATCCGAGGGCGAGCTATATTATATGTTGAGATATGAGGAATTTATTGCGCTCAATACGGCACAAATACAACAGTTGAAATCTAAAGTAAACAGCCTTGAAAAAGAAATCTCTTCATTGCGGAATACTACCAAAAATATTTAGAGATAAGAGAAAAATAAAGCGGCGAGGGCTTTGCGTCATATATTCCAAAAACAACAAAGCCTTCAAATTCTCCAGTTGGCGAGATTACACAATCTATGCTTGCTATATCAATAAACGATGTTTGGCAACATACTTTTATGGAGAACGTATATCCCGCCAACTCTAAGGATGTATATCCAGCTGTGTCTATTCGTATTTCAAAAGGATAAAACTGTTCACTAACAACATCGTTAGTACTAATTATATTTTTCTTGACTAATTTAGCCGTGATGGATGAAATATGGAATGTATATTCTTTGTCTACTTCCGGATGGATTTCACTGTTTGGTGTCAGTATATAGTCGAACTCACAGTTGGGGTAGACGGGGATAGCATCTCCAACTTCCATTTTAGAAAGGTCTACGGTGTAGTTATCGTATTCATCGTCTGAACAGCCAGCGATACCGAGACAAGTAAAAAATAAAATAAGACTTAATAACATGGAACTAAATTTTTTCATAATAACCTCCAATGAAAAGACTGTTTAATTATAACACTTTTTCTGCGGAAAATCAATGTATATAGGATACTCGACGCATTTTTGTGTCGAGTATTTATAAGTCAACAAGGAAATAAAGGAGACAATCAATGAAGCTAAACAAATTATTACAAGCGAGACGTGTTCTTTCGGAGCACGCCAACGAGCCAATTCCAACAATGTTGGCTTATAAGATACTGAAATTTATGAAGGCGTCCGATACAGAAGGCGCCTTTTATGACGCCAAGCTACAAGAGATAATTGAAAAGTTTGGCAAAAAAGATGAAAATGGGAATATAACTTATGCAAATGGTCGTGTAAGTGTCAACAGCGAAAATATTGATGAATGTCAAAAAGCAATAAGGGAATTAGGTGAGACCGAAATTGATGCACCCACTATAACCTTCACTGTTCGTGAACTTACGCCAATCAATTTTTCAGTATCAGAGCTGTACTCGCTTGATGAATTCATAATAGAGGAGGGATAATATGCAATTTGATTTATTGGGTAAAGCCGTAAGACGTTTCCGCTTGCCGGCAGCCGATTACATAGGTGCCCCAGTAATTATAATCCCCGTACAAGAAGGTGATGTTAATTCAAGATATTTTGAAATAACAATGTATGATGATCGTGGCGATATGGATTTAAGCATTTATAATAAAGCAATACTTAGTGGTTCAACACCATCGGGCGTAGTGCTTACATCCACAAAATGCGAGATAAGCGACGATAAAAAATCGGTTATAGTTCAATTTGGTGGTGGATTTACTGCAAGAACTGGACGTGTCGCTTGCGATATTATGTTTACAAATTCGGATGCTACGGTATGTCTAACAACACAAACATTTTATGTAATTGTGTCAGAATCTCAATCGGGGAAAATAATCACCGAAAATGATGATGATTATAATGAACTATTAACGCTTTTGAAAGAGGTGAGCTCACTTGAAAGCAGAATACAGGAAGCGGAAAATAGTAGGGTGGAAGCGGAGACTGCTCGCTCCGGCGCAGAATCAAAAAGAGCAGAAGCTGAAAGCATAAGAAAACAATCAGAAGATACTCGAGTTGCGCAAGAAAAAATCAGACAGGATAATGAGGCGGAACGCATCACAAATGAAAATGCGCGTAAGGACTCCGAGTCAAACCGTGCAACAGCTGAGGATGCTCGCGTATCCGCGGAGTCCGATAGGGCGACCGCAGAGAGTACGAGAGAAGACGCCGAAGATGAACGTGCCATGGCGGAAACCAAAAGGAACGAGAATGAAGACAAGCGTAAAGCATCAGAGACGATGCGTGAAAGTGCAGAAAATACACGCGCCACCAACGAAGATGAAAGAGTTGCCGCAGAAGAATCTCGCAAAAACGCTGAGACAGACAGGCAAACGCAAGAAACTGCACGTCAGACGAGCGAGGACGAGCGTGAAACAAATGAGCTTGAACGCATAGAAGCTGAAGAAACCCGCGCTGATGGGGAAGATGCCCGCGTATTAGCCGAGGCGTCAAGGGTATCCGCAGAAACAAGCAGAGCGCAAGCTGAAACGGATAGGAGCACCGCAGAACAAACAAGACAATCGAACGAAACAAACCGCGAGACAACAGAAGCACAACGTGTATCGGCAGAGACGGCAAGGGTGGCTGCTGAGACCAAGAGAGAAGAAGATTTTCAGGCAGCAAAAGAGGATTGCGAGAGCGCAACAAATGATGCTAATAGTGCCGCACGAGATGTAAGAGATTTATTAGATGCGCTTCCGTGCCCTACAAATAAAATTGACGGTGAAGTTACCACGCCATTTATAGCGTTGAACTTTGTCGCATTGGAGGACTAACATGGGATGTTGTGAAGGAACAGAAAACGAAATTAAGTTTATTAAAGGTGACGTCCTTGAAATATATTTCGCCGTCGAAGACCTCGAAGTCGAGTATATTGCACAAGTTTATTTCTCTTGCATTGGCGCAAAGATTTTATGCGAGTTGCCTTACTCAGAAGAGCAAGAAGCGTTTTGTTTGCGTTTCCCTTCAAAAATATCCGATGAAGTTAAGCCTGGGTTCTATACATACGATGTGACTTTGGAGCTTGTCGATGGAAGTAAGATTACATTATTACACAACGAAGATTTCATAGTTCTGAAAAAGAGGAATACATTGTCTGAAGATGCTTACATAGAAGACAGTGAAACCGATGGCGATGATAACACTGGCGAAGGTGACAACACTGAGCCGACAGAGCCCGAAACTCCGCCCGACGAAACAGAACCTGACAATCCGACAGGTGGCGATGGCAATGATAATCCGCCAACTCCGCCCGAGGGTGGTTCAGAGGTGGAAACACCGCCAACCGATGGAGGGGACGAAAATGATAGTGAGTAAAAAAATAACCGCGAAGATAGTTCGCGGCGAATCAAAGAAACCACAACAAGTTAAGAAAGTCCTCTCGCTTTTGCCAAGCGACTATAGAGGGTTAATCAATTTACCCACATTAAACGGTGTTGAGGTGAGCGGCGATCTTACTTCAAAGGATTTGAGCATTCTGTCTTCGGTGGCTGATGAATATGAGGAACATAATCTCGGAGAAGGAAATGACGAAGGGAAATATTTCGTACTCGTTGGGGACGATGAAACAACGGCAAAGGTTCCAGCTAATACAGTTGCGAAAACTTTGTCTTTAATAAAAACAACCGAGGAACTTGATGAGAATATGGATGTCGGTTCCTATCGGTTTGTAGAAAAGAAAAGGGGTAACTAACTATGGCAGTAACACAAAAAGATTATCAAGTTATGCAAAAACTTGGGGATGATGAGTTTCTACTTTTACATCCCGAAACAAATGCTGGCAATGTCATAGTTGACGTTGACGGTATAAATGCAAAAGACGCGGGAGGCGCGTTCGCGGAAATGAAATCTGCACTTGACGAAAAGGCGGGTGCGGCAGACATTCCTGATGTCAGTCAATTTATAACGCGGGCGGTAAACGATCTTATCAATTACTATACGATATCCGCAATCGATGAAAAGATTACTGACCTTGAAGGAAAGGTCAGTGCAATTCCTAAATTTTCGGTAAGTGTTGTTACGGAGCTTCCATCTGCGGATATAAGCGAAACAACGATATACTTACTTAAAACTGGCGACGGTGATGACAACTTATACACCGAATATATTTATGTCAACTCCGCGTGGGAGATGCTTGGAACGCAGTCACTCAATCTCGACGGCTATGCTACAGAGACTTGGGTAAACGCGAGAATATCTTCATTCGTTACGGAAGCCCGAGTACAGGAATTGATTGATGCAGCAGCGATAAAAACAGCCGAGGCGGCGGATAAACTGTCAACGGCAAGGAAGATATCTATATCGGGAGACATTACGGGCGAGACAACTTTTGATGGCTCTAAGGATAGCAATATCGTTGCATTGTTAAGTAAAACAGGTGTGGCGGCGGGAATTTACTCCGCTGTTGAGGTAGATGAAAAAGGGAGAGTAACTGGCGGTTCACAAGCATTTGAGGTGGGAACAGCCGGTCAAACAACTCCAAGTCAGAATTTAGCTATCGGTGGGCTATTTTTCAAGTTACTTTAAGGAGGTAAAAATATGGCGGGATATACATTACAAGGTAAAACCGCGGACGGAACTATGGTGGATGTTCCGTTAGCCGCAACATACGATGCGGCAGGGAATAATATACAACAACATTATGCCGCAAAGACAGAATACGAAGCGATAATGGCGAAGCTTGGAACGATGGGTGGTCAACTGGATTTGTTACTTGCTTCGTCGGGTATGGTGTCGTTTGCTGATTGCGATTGGGAAACTATCAAAACGATTTCCGAGAGCGGCAAAGCGTCGTCTGCGTTTAAGATTGGCGACGAGAAGCAAATCACTTTTTCTACGGGTGAGAAAATTACGATGGTCATACTTGGATTTGACCACGATGATTTGTCTGATGGAAGCGGAAAAGCGGGCATAACTCTTGGTATGAAAAACGCATTGGCGACCAACTATATGATGAATGCTTCGTCGAAAGACTATGATGGGCAATCTGGTTACAATGCGGGCGGATGGTTAAATTGTGAGATGCGAAATAATACGATGCCGTTATTGCTTAGTTATTTACCAGAGGAAGTACGGGCAGTTATTAAAACCGTAAAGAAAAAGACATCGAAGGGTTGTATGTCAAGCGATATGCTCGAAACAGACGATAAACTATTTTTGTTTTCTCAAGAGGAAGTAATGGGAACCCATATGTACACTACACAGTACCAGAACTCGTTCGCTGGTGAGGGGACTCAATACGACTATTTTAAGGGCGCAAAAATTCCGGCACCAAAGAGTGGTACGGGCACATTCTCTGTTTTGGATGGTACAGGTTGCTTCTATACTACGGATACAGCCGTTGCTCAAAAGTATGATAATAGATTTGGTCAAGAAAAGGGCACATCAAAGAACTATTATTACAATTATAACAATGCAAAGGCGCAAGGGGATAGCGCAACAACTTCGTGCGCCTGGTGGCTTCGCTCTCCGTGTTACGGTGGTAGCGGCTCCTTCTGCTATGTCGGCAGCAGCGGTAGCAGCTTTTTCGTCAGTGCCGGCGGCAGTCTCGGCGTCGCTTTCGGCTTTTGTATTTAATCTCATATCAAAACAAAGAAATCCGCCACGCAATGTGGCGGAATTAAAAATTAACAAGGAGGACAAGTATGGAGCAATTCTATTTCAAACCTACGCTCGAACCGCACAACGAAGCAGAGAAGTTAATCTTCGTCGCGGCGAACGGACAAGGGTATATTGCTAACAACGAACTACATATATGCGGCAACTATCACTTGATATATAAATTTTCGGGCGATAATGTCGGATGGTATATGAAGAACCCTCAAGATAACGTCGATAGATATCTTGGTCTCGGCGCGAGTCCGTCTGTTCTGATAGGAGATATAGACATCAAAGATAACGAATATTTTGAGGCAATTAAGTATGTTCAACCCGAAAATGAAGATCGGGAAGAAACAGAAGAATAAAAAAATAATACTGACACAATAAGGAGATAAAGATGGCGGTACTTAAAAGTAACAGAAATGAATCACAATTACAATTCATAGACACTGCAAGACAGTTAGAGATTTTCACCTTACGAAATTGTGTCAAATTTCCTAAACGATATACCTTTTTTATTACTACCGAAATTGTGAGACTATCGCAATCGGTGTACAACAATGTCAAAGCAGCAAACAGCGTTTTCCCTTCCGGTGAGCTGGAAATACAGATGCGTAGAGATTATCTCACGAGGGCAAATTGCGATTTGCAATGCTTAATTTCCCAACTTGATGTTGCGAAAGAAATGTTTGGAGAAGAAGTTAAGTCGAACACTTGGTGTGCTTGGATGGACTTAATCGAAAAAGAAGCCAAACTGATTTCCGCAGTAAAGAAAAAAGATAAAGAACGTCTTAAAGAAACTCCAAACGAGTCTTAAGGCGATTTTTTATATATAGGTTATGAACCGATTTACATTTGTCGTGGCGTGCAACTGGTGGCTTCGCTCTCCGTATTACAATAATAGCAACAACTTCTGCTATGTCAACAGCAACGGTAACAGCAATAACAACAATGCCAACAACAGTAACGGCGTCGCTTTCGGATTTTGTACGATAATGCCAGACACAGTAATTCCCATAGAGGAACGAAATCAGCGCAAGTACAAAAGGGGTTTATGACCTTTCCGCAAGGATAAATGAATATTTTGATGTGGTCTACCGGACGCTTCTTGCATTGCGCGTGATTGTGGTAGCGCGTTTAATGGTAGGTATCACTATGCAGTTATTTTCCCACAATGATTTCACTGTACAAGGTATATAATTTTTATGAATAGCAAGGAAAGACATGAATTAAGGTATCAGAGACGCAAACAAAGACGTCTCGAGAAGAAAAGGAAATTTGATGAAATTTATTGTGATTACGATAAAGTTTTCACGTTTGATAACTTGTATCACAGTTACAAACAATGTTGCAAAGGGGTGGGCTGGAAATCCAGCACCCACAAATACAGAACGAATGCTCTGCTCAACGTAAATTCTACATATAAAATGTTGCGTGACGGAACATTCAAAAGCAAAGGATTTTATGAGTTTAATATAATCGAACGAGGCAAGGCAAGACATATACAAAGCGTTCATATTAGTGAGCGAGTTGTTCAACGGTGCCTATGCGATTACAGTCTTGTTCCGATTTTGAAGCGTTCTTTTATCTATGATAACGGAGCTTGCATTAAACTTCGCGGAATAGACTTTGCACTTAACCGAATGAACAGACATTTGGAAAAGTATTATAGACAACACGGCAGCGAGGGTTACGCCCTCGTTTTTGATTTCTCGAAATACTTTAACAGCATTAACCACGTTGCGCTGTTGAAAATTTTGCGCGAGAAAATCACGGACGATAGGTTGTATGCTATCGTCAAACAACTTGTTGACGACTTCGGCGAGAACGGACTTGGGTTAGGTAGTCAAATATCGCAGAGTTGCGCGTTAGCTCTCCCAAATAAAATGGATCACTATATAAAGGAAGATTTAGGTATTAAGTATTACTGTCGTTATATGGACGATGGATGCTTAATACACCACGACAAAGAACACTTAAAATACTGTCTGCAAAAGATTACGGAGATTTGTACCGAACTTGGTATAAAGCTAAATCCAAAGAAAACCCAGATAATTAAATTAAGTCGTGGTATCAATTTTCTCAAAACACATTTCATTTTAACGAAAACGGGAAAGATAATACGCAAGCCGCACAAGAAAAATATTACGCTTATGCGCAGAAAACTTAAAAAGTTCAAGCGTTGGGTTGAAGAGGGTAAGATGACATTTGAAGATGTTACGACATCGTGGTGTTCGTGGCGTGGTCATCAGCTCAAATTTAACTCATATTGGGCAAGGCAAAGAATACACGACCTTTATGTGCGATTATTCTATTGGTCGTAAACAGAAACAGCGAGTGCCGCCTTGGGTACTCGCTTTATAATTAGGAGGTAGTATATGGATTGGCAAGCAATTTTACTTTCAATCATCGGCATCGTTTTGACTGCTTTGGTGAGCTGGGGTGCAGAACGCCTTATTGCGTTAATTAACTCCAAACTGGCTAATAGCAAATATGCAAAGTATCTCACAAGTGCGGTAGACGTGATTACACGCGCCGTCAAAACCACATATCAAACTTACGTGCAATCGTTGAAAGACAAGAATATGTTTACAGCAGAAGCGCAAAAAGAAGCACTATCGAAAGCTGGTGAAATGGCATTGGCGCAGCTGACGGATGACTCGAAGAAATGGATTGAGAGCAACTTCGGTGATATTAAGACGTGGATTTCTAACACAATTGAGTCTGTTATCTACGACTTGAAGAATAAGACCATAAGCGAGAGCACAAATGAAAACGCTTAAAGCTATTGGATTTTGGGTGGCATCCTTTACGTGGGGGCTGCCGATGACATTGGTGGGCTGCCTTGTTGCTATCGCATTGATGGTGACGGGGCACAAGCCTCATAGGTTTCATTATTTCATATATTTTGAAGTAGGAGAGAATTGGGGCGGCTTTGAGTGTGGGTGCTTCTTCGTAACTAACAAGAACCCGACTTATAGTATCAGACGCCACGAGAGCGGGCACGGCTTACAGAACATAATGCTGGGCGTATTTATGCCGTTCTTGGTAAGCATACCGTCTTGTATTCGATATTGGTACCGAGAGATAGTTGTACGGAGCGGTAAAAAGACGTATCACGAATTGCCAGATTACGACAGTATTTGGTTTGAGGGTTGGGCTACGCGGCTCGGAGATAAGTATTTTAATGAATAAAAAAATAGGCGATCTATGGATTAGTTTCCACAGGTCGCCTTCTTTTTCTTATTTGAAATGCGGATATTGCAGCATATATGCGGGTGTACGCCAGATACTCCATTGCTCATTAGTTAAAGTGTTTTGATGTTTAACTATGGCAGACGCGCCGGCGAGTGAGAGCTGTAGATAACACATATGCACACATCGTATATCAATGTCGCATCCCTCAAACAGACAACTTCGCGTATAATTGATACCATAATCATTCTTTATAACATCAATCGCGGCGAGTAGCATTCCGCCAGCTCCACAGCACGGGTCACTTATCGAGATTACTTTGTCTTGCTTGGCTACTTCGACGATATCACTGCCTATTGACACCTTAGCCATAAACTTTGATACATCATACGGAGTGAAGAATTGTCCTGTTCTGTCGTTGCCTTGATTACAACACATATAGAGTTCGCCAAGATAATCGTGGAATCTTCCGTTGTCTTCGACGACAGACGATAAGAGGTCAAATATCTTTCCCAATATCGTGCGCATAAGCGAGCGGTCTCGTTCAGAGTAGGAGTCCATAATTTGAGCGTATCTTTCGCTGCGTTCTTTCTTCTCGAATAGATTTACGATGTTCGATATCGTAATGGCACCACACTCAAAAATGTCTCCGATGAATTTGCTTTGGCTAACCGAGTATGAACCGCTGGTTATAAGCTTCATTATCTCGGCGAGTTCGGGCAAGTTGCGTGGGATGTTTTGGTTGTTCTTCATAAGTTAATGCTCCTTAGATTTTTTATGTATGAGAGGAGCGGGTAAAAATTCTAAATAAAAGATGACTTTTATGTGAATAAAAATAGGGCGTACCTTTTTTAATGGTCGCCCTTATTTTTTAATATTTATGCTGAAAATGAAACTGCAAGCGGATTATTGAGCTTACCGCGTGTTATAATAATGCCGCTTAATTGCCATTCTGGCTGCGCCATTTAACCGCTGTGACACTTCATTGAGTTTCTCGAAGAAGTTATCAAAGCCAGTTAATGTCGCTCTAAAGTCTTATTTTGAGGTGCTACCGAGACCGCCATTTCTTGCTGTGTCCGTGGTGTCATCATCAGTTTTGAAGAAGGGAAGAATTATCCCTTGAGCTATTGCATCACCGGTGGTGATATGTAATTTTTTGCCGTCTTTAGAGTCGTTTGTAATCTTAATCCATATATGTCCTTCGTTATCGGAGTAAGCATAATCGGAGTCTATGATGCCTGCCGTATTGTTGAGCTGGAGCCTGTACTTAAACCCCAAGCTACTACGCGGCACTATCATTAGGAACCTATCTTCTGGCAATATGATGCGAATACCAGTTGGAATTTTTATTTGTTCACCTGGGGCAAGACTGAATGAAACGAGTGAGAAAAAATCATAACCAGCGCTTGCTTTCGTAGCCCTGCGCGGCAATATAATCTGCGAGTAAGAGCAAGGAATTTCATTATCTTTGACGTCGATGTTAAATTGCTTTTTGCTTATCTTTTCAAATTTTATCATTTACTTATGTACTCCATTAAAAATGCCAAAGTTGAGCGTGGCAGATATTCGTTTATTTAAGCGGATAATCCTTTGATTGGATGAACCAATATAAGGGAGATTAACGTCTTTCAATTCTTCAACAAATCGTCCGTCAACGACAGTGTCGATATATTGGAAGATTTCTTTCATCTCCTCTGGGATATCTTCAACACGATATCCAGTGTAGAGCCAAATGTTTTTATTCGGAAACTTTTTCTTAATTGTCTTGCAAAGTTTAAGAAGGGTTTCGTAGTTGCAGGGATGTAAGGGATCGCCGCCCGTGAGTGTCAACCCTTGAATATACGGCTTAGAAAGTTGTTCAAAAATCTCGTCTTCTTCTGCTTGTGTGAACTCAATTCCAGACAATGGGTCGTGGGTTTGTGGGTTGTGGCACCCTTTGCAGTTGTGCTCGCAACCCGACACAAAAAGAACAACACGTAAGCCGTCGCCGTTCAGCATATTGTCATGCAAAATATTATGGTAATTCATATCTGCCTCACATTGAAATCCTATCTTTGATTTCGGCGTTCTTTGCGTCATTGTATCTCGTGCGTCCGTGTACTCTCGTGTAACCAAGATAGCCGTTCATTCGGTCAATCTTTGTGATGAGTTCGCTGCCGCACTTCGGGCATTTATCCATATCTAACTGTTCGTAACCACAATCTTCACAGTAGGACAGCGAAAGGTTTACACCCTCGTAGAAGCCAAAGTCCATTGCGCGTCTGATGAGCGTCTTAATGGCATCTTTATTATAGGCGACAGGGTAGCGGCAGTATTGTATCTTGCCACCGTTAAATAAATCCCAGAAGCGGCGCTCATAATCTTGCTTTTCGATGGGTGTGATGTCTTCCCAAACTCCGCAATGGAAGCTGTTTGAAACATATAGCCTATCGGAAACGTTTTGAATTATTCCGTATTTCTTCCTGAATTGTTCAACTTGCAACCCAGCCAAACTCTCTGCCGGCGTTCCGTAGATCGCATATAGAATGTTGTCTTCTTTCTTAAATTCTGTGACTCTTTTGTTGATGTAGGTCATTACTTCTAAGGCAAACTCGCCGTCTTCCACAATCGATTTTTTGTTGTATAGTTGTTGAAGTTCGTTCAAGGCAGTGATACCGAAGCTCATTGTCATAGGTTTGAGCAGGGGTTTAATTTTGTCGTCAGGATTAAGTGTCCCGCCGTAGAAACCGCCTTGACAATATCCAAGCGGATTTGTAGAGGCAAGTTTTTCGCCCAGATAATCGTAAGTCTTTTTATGCAGTCCCCTTATGAGTTGAAGATAGTAGTCAAGCACCTCATAAAAATCTCTGTTTTCTTGTCTTGATTTTTGTAGTATCATAGGGAGGTGCAGACTAATTGCGCCGAGGTTGAATCTGCCTTCAAACACGGGAACATCATTGTCGTCTGCCGGTTCCATTCCGCCGCGTTCATACCAAGGCGAGAGAGATGCACGACACCCCATGAGAGATACAACCTTGCCGTACTTTTTGTACATACTCGGTATGTAACCTTCGCCCGTAAGGGAAAGGAAGTCTGGGTACATAGATTTGCTTGAGCATTCAACCGCCGCATCAAACAGATATTCCATAGGCTTACCTTCGCCGTGTAAGTTCTTATCATACAAGAATGTGAGTTTGGGGAAGAGAACGGGTTTCTTATGACCGTCCGCGCCCTGACCACCCATTCGAGTTTTTAAGATAACTTCCGTAGCCATTTGCTCCCAGCGGCTTGTTCCAATTCCAAAGGATGTGGCAATGAAAGGGTAGTCGCCGCGACTACTGCCGACGGTGTTGAAACGATACTCCCAAGATTGGAAGCCTTGTTCAAAATCGCGGCGTACTTTACGTTCGGCATATACGTCGGCTTGCTCGTCTACTGTCTTACCCGAATTGTTCAATGCCGATGCGATAGCATAAAACTCGCGTTTGTATTTTTCATAGCTTTTTTGTGCATATGGTGCCAAGATAGTGTCAACCCTTGGGATTGTGAAACCGCCATATTGGCAAGCCGCCGCGCTGATAGTGATGTCGCTGATAACGTCAAACGCAACGTCAAGCGTCTTTGGTTCGGTGTACCACACGTTGCCCATTTCAAAGCCGCCGGCAAGAACTTTGGCTATATTAAACAGGCAACAGTTCATCGTGTCTAAACGTGCCGATCTGTCGTGGATATAAATAAACCCTTCATTCATTGCCGCACGTTCTTCTACGTTAAGGAAAAACTTCTTGTATAGTTCTCCGTTGAGTTCATTGTAGATCAGGCTTCTTTGAGTGGGGACGAGTGCGCTGTCTGTATTCGCGTTATCTCTGTCACCTATGTATCGAATTGTCTGAGATTTCTTAAATACCTTATCGAGAATGTGAACGAAATCTTGCTTGTAATTGCGGTAGTCACGATAACTTTTTGCAACCTTTGGGTTTACCTCATCGAGTGCGGTTTCAACCAGTCGGTGCATTTCAAGTATGCTAATCTCGTTTTGTTGTGGCAGCCTTGATTTTACCTTATCACAAACTTTTTTAACTTCTTCGTCGGTGAAATTAACCATTACGCGCTCGGCAGATTTGCTTATCGCGCTCACAATTTTTTCGTCATTATATTCCGATAATGTTCCGTCTTTTTTAATAATCTGCATTTAGTTGTTCTCCGTGTTTACTTTTTAATAGTTGGTCAGAGTATTCGATAATCTTATCGAACGCATCTTCCCAATTATGTACTCTAACCATACCGTTGCTTTGTGCGTCGTAATCTCTATTGTGGTATGCGGTCATCAATATTTTTCTGTACGACCCGCCAATCAAATTATGAATGCCATCGTCAACCAAAATATCTGCATTTATCAATTGTTTGTGGGCAATGTTGATTACTTGATTCCAAGAAATAAAAGGGAAATATTGATCAATAATGTGTTCCAATTTGCATCGAATAGTTTTATAATTTGAGTTCGTGCAAATATATAGGTTAAACCCCATTTCGTTAATTTTGGATAGGTAGTAGATAGCGTCCTGCTTGGGTTCAATTGTCGTCCAAAACTCATCGATATAAAGCGGAGCATATACCTCGTCAATACTCAACTTCGGATAGAATTTTTGCATATTCCAGTCCGTAACGTCATCTGGTTTGACGTTTGTGCTGTGCTTATTATTGAGCCACTCAACCCACGCCGGTATTAGATTTTCAATGGTATCATCCATATCTACCAGCAACGTGATGTTAGAGTAATTGTTTGTCATTTAGTTCTCCTTAACTCTTTTCTCAATGGCGTCAAGGATGTCTACAACGCCGCTGTATAAGTCTTCGATTGCTTTATCGTTGACAAGCGTAAAGTCGCTCTCAACGCCATCCAGCGCCGTCTCCGAAGGATGTCGTTGTTGTTCTTCTGTTAATGGGCTAACGAAGTCTTTTCGTATGACGCGGACGTGAAAAACGTTGGCGTCATCAGCTTTGAGTTTTTCGAGTTCATTTGGAAACCGTGTATCTGGAATAATGATATAGTCCCATGTGTCTTTGAAGAAGCTCGTGACTTTCGCTATAAAATCAACCCAAAAATCAGGTTCAACCTTGCGAATGACGTTTGTGCCGACCTGTTGCAAAAGTGTTCTGCCCGCATCATCCTTTTCGCCGTTCCAATTAAAGAATGACTTGCATATATATTTGAGTAAGTCTGCTTGGTGGATAACCAGAACAGAATGTCCGCGTATAACGAGTTCGTTCTTAAAAATTTCCGCCGATGTATCTTTACCGTTTTGTGCTTTACCAGATATACAAATAAAATTGCGCACTATGTATTCTCCTTATTGTTGTGTTTCTTCGTCGTAGAAGATGAATTCTTTTGCATATGGGAGCGAACGTGCCCACGATATAAAGTTCGGAAGGTCTATTTTGTCGGCTCCAGACCACTCGTTCAATTTGTGATGTCGTCTATGCCTACAAATAGTCAAGAGGTTTTCGTAATTTAACGTTACTGTTCGTGTTTGTAGCCAACTCTCTGGAAGCCAGCGGATGAGTTCCTTCCAAATTTGCTTGTTCTGAGTTTTGTTGTACACAACCCTCAACGTTTCAAGGAACGGAATGAGATCATTTTCAATAGCGTTGAAAACGTTTATCTTTTGCGCGAGAGGGTTTTGCTCTTCTGTGTCAAAGACAATGCTGTGATAATCGTCAGTTTCAAAGCAATCGATGGTGATAGGAGTGGACGCCAGTTTGTGCATTGTTGAGGTTGAGTTTGCAACAGTCCCGACTTTATATGTGTCGAATTCTTTCCACCAATAAAGGGGAGCGGTAATATCCACAGACACAAAGATTTGCCGTAAAAATTTACGGTGTTCGCTACCAGCCTTGATGAGCGTGGTGGCGAGCTTCATATCATTCGCTCCAATCATATAAATGTCGCCGTTATCGCAATCATAGTCCCGCCAACTGTCGCTCTTATTCCAGCTATTTTTGGGGTTGCGCATACCACGCAACGCGCCCTCAAAATTAAATACTTGTGTGTTCTCGAATTTCATTATTTTCCTCTTCGTCATTCTTATCAAGTTCGTCTATCGTAAATTGGTGGTAACCTTTAGGTTGTGGGAATGGTCTATACAGCGTGTGACCGCAGTGGCGACACTTTATCTTGTCAACCTCGTTAGCGGGGTAGTTGGTAACTTCCACCTTGGTAGAGCCACACTCTGGACAAGCTATTGACAACTTGCCATCTCTTGTAATGCTTAGGCGAAATGATTTCATTATGTATCTCCTTGTTTTTTGATGCGGTGAATTGGTATATAGCCTTGTTCAAAGCGTTTTTCCAATTCAAAGATTGTGTACCTATTAAATGGTCGTGCTATCTTGCTTTGAAGCTCCTTGAGCTTATTCCAATATTCTGGTAGGTACTTCCAGTAGTTGTAAAGTTCCCATTGGTTTTTGTTTGCACAACACCAACACGAAACTCTGTCAAGGATTGAGTAAAGGTCGATGTATCCATCACGGCATTTTTCAATCCATTTGATATTGTGTGATTGACAATATTGCAGGCAGTCGGCTTCACTCATATTCCAATCTGCGAGAGGGAAGCGCTTATAATCTTTGCGCTCCTTTTGAAGTCTCAGCGTTTCATCGGCAGCGATACCGACATAGCAAATTGTGTCTTCTTGTTCGCAATACTTGTCAATTGCTTTCAGTTTTTCACTTGTACCCCAACGGCAACGTCCGCCGCACCAAGCATATCCGTACCTTACAACTCCGTCTTTGCGAGACTTGTGCGGTTGCTCAAACATCGTATATAAGAACGGACACTTGGGGCGAAGGGTAGTGCATTTAATTCCGCGCTCTTGCGCATATCTTGTTAACTGTTCCCAGTTGTGATAGATTGATTGAAACTCCATTCCCGTATCGTAAAAAACAATTTCATCGAGTGGGAGTTGTTGTTCTATAATTTTGTAGACCATAGCAAGACTGTCCTTGCCACAGCTACAACTTGCGATATACCTCATAAAATCTCCTTAATAAATTTTTCTCAAATCTATTAAGGATGCTCCGATGGCTTCCCGTGCCGCAGTAGACTTTACGACGCTATTTGAATCAGAGCTTTACGGATATCTTAATCACCAATTCGCAATAAAGGATGTCAACCCAAGGCATTGAGTGTGCCTTTGCTCACCGACCCAGCAGGTGGGAATTTTATGCAGTATATCGGAGAAATAAATTTCATATTAAGCCTCCTTATTGTAGGCTAACAAATACCAGTAGCCTGTTTGGTTTTTGTATAGGTCGGCGGCATAAACAATGTCGCCAGCCTTAATTGGTTTCTTGTCATATATGTTTGCTTTAACTGTAAGTCGAGCTGTCTTACCGCTGCCGAGGCTGCGCGTTCCAACCCTGTAAGACCATACTTCACCGCTTGAACTGGATAAGGGAACGACATCGGTTATCAAAAGTCTGCGCCGATCTTCCTCGCGATTTGTAACAACATCTGCGTAACCGAGCACATCCATACTATATTGGATTTGTTCTTTCATACTCGGTGCCTTAATTGAATGTTGCTTTATGTATTGTTCAAAATCATACAAGCATAACATAGCAGTTTGGTTGCTTTCCATCTTGTATGCCGCAGAGTCGCTTCCATCTTTATTTTTGGTAGAACAACGTTTTTCTAATATCCTTTGAACTACGATAGAAGTTACTTTGTCCTTTCTTATTGATTTTGCTTCACCTTGCTTGAACAGCTCCCACATATCAAGGATGGCAAGAAGCTCGTTAATGTTGCCAAACTGTTGGAAGTAATCGATTGTAATGAGGGGTCTAACCTTTGAGGCTTTAAGCGCTCTTTTATCCAGCCACGCAAGCACGTCAACGAAAGAAGTAAAGTTATTTTTACTGCAATCATATAGGGCTGTGCCAACTGAAAGGCTAAATCCCTTTATTGCGGAAAGAGAGTTTACAATCAAATTATTTTCAATGTCTGCCTTAATTGAACGGTTGTCCTGTCCAAATCTAAATGGTGGGAACTTTATATTGAAGTAGCTTTCTGCTTCTTCTTTAAGGGCGTTCATTTTATCCTTGTCGCCCTTTTGTTCTGCAAGGGTGAGCAACACTTCATAGAACTCTAACGGGTGGTGTGCTTTAAGCCAAGCCCCATAAAGACTGTCCAAAGCAACGCAATAAGAGTGTGATGCGTTGAATGAGTATCTTGACGAGTCTTCGATAATCTGCCACAGTTCTTGCGACAATTGCGCTGCTTCTTCTGGAGCCTTGTGCTCATCTTCAATCATTACTTTTGAGAAGCCATTGATGAACTTCTCTTTATATGCAAGAACTTTATCGACACGTTTTTTTGCGATGTTTTTTATCGCGGTATAGCAGTCGCTCATATCAATTCCTGCGTAGTTTAATGCTGCCATTTCCTGCTCTTGATAGAGTAGGAAGCTACTCGGCATTTCATCCGTTTGTATCAATTCGTCGAATGCTTTTACACCATAAGCAAACGGCTTGCGTTCTTCAAATGTTTTATACATCGACTTGAACCCTGGGCGGATTGCTGCCACAAATGCTCCAAGCTCAGATATGTTCTTCGGTTTATACTTCGTCACTCTTGAGGCAGTACCAGTCTGCTCGCATTGGTTAATGCCGAGCGTGCAACCTTTTTCATAGATTTCCCACGCCTTATCTTCCGGCGGGCACATTTTCAAAAGTTCTGTTACGGTCGGAGGTTCTATACCAATGCGATGGTAAGCGCGGTAGATAAGATCAACTACCGAAACTTTCAGCAAGTCGTTCTTTAAGAAATGGTTTGCTTCTGCTACATGACCATCAACTATACAGCAAATATGATCTTTAACTTTAACCAGTCCAATTTCTTTTCTTATGCTGCCTTCATAAAGCAGATAGGAGCAAGGCGCAATACTCCACGACGTAACCAAACCAAGGTATTCCTTGCTTCGTTCATAAATTTCGTGGAACTCTTTGTCGATGTAATCAAAGACGTTAATGTCGTCTTTTTCATCTTCGGGAGCGTGTTTAACGGCTGTCTCGTATTTTTTAATCTGCTCGGAAACCGCATTGGCTATTTCAAAAGAAATGCCTTGTGATTTAGCGTAAAGTTTCCATGCGGCAGATTTTTGCATCGTGCCGTAAGCTACCATAGGATAGGCGTGATCTTCGCCAAGTATCTCTTGTTGCGCTCTTGCAAATGGTTCTACTGGTGCACAGTTGAAGTCGATATCGGGCAAGGAACCACTTTGTAGAATTCTTGTTGCGCTCATAAAACGCTCGGGATACATATGTACTTTGGCTGCAATTCTGTCAACTTCAGTAAAACCAAGCAGCATATTCGTGATAAACGATACTGCGGAACCACGTCCGCTTTTTGTTAGCCATCCGCCGTTCTCTTTTCCTTTGCGGATGATATGATAATTGTCGATGAAGTAGTCAGCCATTTTGGTGTCTTCGACTGTCTTAATTTCTTTCTCAATCTCAGACTCATACAAAGCCCATTTATCCTCGGGCACTTGCTTTTTGTATTCTTCCCAACCACTCCACACTAAGCTCTTGTACTTCTCATTTTTTTCTTCTTGCGACAAAGTAGGGAAGAGCGAGGGCATTTTAATCTCGGTGTTGAAGATGGGACTGTCATATTCTTCGACTTCAAGAAACACGCTTGTGTTGTCCATAGCGTCGTTAATTTCGTTATGGCTTAACACACATTGGTTTGCAAATCTTTCATATGCAGTGTCGCCGTCAGGATAGTCGAGGAACCAGCCTTCCTCGTCGGGGTATGTTAACCCTTTCGATACGAGGAAGTCGGTTCGTGTTTGACCTTGATCTGCGCCTATGTAGTGGCTATCGCACCCCATAATGAGGGGTATCTTAAGTTCGTTGTGTAAGCGCAATATTCTTTTGTTGAGTTCGCGCTGAGACTCTGTGTTGTGATACTGAACTTCAAGGAAGAAATTTTTGCCGAAATGCTTTGCAAGGGCGGCGGTTATATCTTCGATATCTTCATAACGCCAATATGCTATACAAGCCGTTGTTACAATCAAGTCGTCTTTTGGAAGCGAGAGGAGCAGTGGTACATCAAGTCTCGGCTGTCCATAGAAACCTGTGAGGTTTGCCTCGGACAAAACATCGTTCAATGCTTGTCTGCCGCATTCGTTTTTAGCTCCCAAGAAGATGTGGCAATTTGTTCTGTCTTTTTCTGTCCTGTCTTTTACCCAGTATGCCTCGGCACCTATAAGTGGTTTGAGACCGTATTCTTTTGCAAGCCGAACCGTTTCAAAGTAGTTACCTTGCCATCCGTGTTCAGCAGATGATAGGATACCGTGTCCAAGGGCTTTCGCCCTCTCGGCGTAATCTTTAGGGGTTACAGCCGAGTCGGATATTCTTACGTTTGTGTACATCGCATGACGATGGTAGTTTTGAAATACTTTCATTAGCCTTCTCCAGAAATGTGTCCATAAATCTCTTCTTCATCTTGCTGATAAAGTTGAGGCGGTGGGAAGGGGAGTGCGCCAGCGTACTCTTCGTCATCCCAACCATATCGTTTATCGAGAGACTCTTCGTCAACAAAGAAGCGTCTTGATGGTTTGTCATAATACAAACCGGCGGAACTGCCCTCGAAGCCAAGTAATCTATCTTTTAAGATGTCACATAAGACATCGAACTTAATTGGCTCTTTGTACCAGCCGCCGCGCTTATTTGGAACGCCGCGCCTATCTTCTTGCGTAACTCTATACAAACTTAAAATTCTGTGGGCTAAATCGATAATTGCCGATATACCCTGAATGTCCATTTTGTTGAGCCTACGCATTTGCTCGATTTTGTGTGGATGCACAACCAAGAGAACCGCGACATTATATTTCTTTGCAAAATCTATGAGCCGTGTAACAAATTCTTCTTGCTTTTGATACTTGTTCTGCTCGTTTGCTTCGAGGTTTACTGACGTCAAGTTGTCTATGATATGTAGCTTGCATCCATATTTTCTTGTGGAGTCTTCCATAGATTTTAGAATGGAGTCTACTTTGTGATCATAGCCGTCCTTGTAAATAAAGAGTTTGCCGCGATAATGTTCGTTCATTTTCTTTTGTGCATCTGGTGTTACTTTCCAGTAAGTTGCTCCGTTGAAACTATATTCTCGAACGTTACGTTGACCGGCGAGAATGTAGTTAATCCAGTTTTTACTTTGGAAGTTTGGCAACTCACCAGAATAGAGAAACGCATTCTTATCTTCGTCTATCGCATTGCACACAAGTTGCGACAGGAACGAAGATTTGCCAGAACCGTTAACGCCCGTTACGATAGTGAATGTTCCGTAGAACAACTTCATTAAACGCTTATCGAGTTCTGGTATGCCTGTTTTTATTCCGTCAATTTGGTCGAGGTCTATGTTCGTAATGTCGGCAAAATCTGCGACGCTATCAACAGGAGAGTCTTTCGCGTTATGTATGAGTTCGAGAACCGCGTCTTTACCCTCATAGTAAAGAACATGATTGATATCTTTCATTGGGAACTTCTTATCTTGTTCCGCATCATAATGAAACGGAGGTATATCAATAAACTTTGTTCTCCAAGAACCGAGACGGAAGACGCATTCTTTTTGCATTTTAATACCAGCTTCGTCGTTATCCGAACATATGATGATGTTATCGAATTGCTCGAGCCAGTCAAAGTTTTCCTCAATCCAGCCATAATTGTTCGCGCCAAGTGGGACGGATACTGCATTTGTGAAGCCTGCTTCGATAGCAGCCATGCAATCAATTTCGCCCTCGCAAATCAATAGGGGAGAGGTTGTGTTTACTCTATTCATATTAAACAATAGTGGAGTGACGTCGGCGTCTTTCTGACACCAAGCCTTTATATCGCCACGTGTCTTATCGATTTTATGCGAAGGTCTGTACTTGACTGTACAGAGCACATCGTTTGTATCGTAATAATTAAAGACAATATTTCCGTGTGCGTCTTCTCTTACGTCAACCGCATCTACCGTTTCTTTTGATATGTGCCGTTGAGCCAAATATGTATAGACGTGTTCTTTGTCGTTCAACGGTTCTTCTTTCGGGTATCTGTACTGATACTTTGTTCTTACGCCCTTTTCTCCAAAAGAGATAGGGATTTTGGCTTCCTCAAAAAGTTTTTGCAGTGCTTCGAGATATGTCATTCCCGTGTGTGTGTACGCATCGATGATGTCTGTATTCCTCCCACAACCGAAACAGTGAAAACTGAACGTCTTTGGGTTATATATGAAACTCGGTGAGTCTTCCAAATGCCACGGGCATAGTGCTTTTTTATTTACAGCATCGTACTTTTCGAGGTTTAATAGGTTCGCAATTATTTCGGCGTTTCGTTCGCCGAGTTTTGTCTTTGCTTTTATGATTTGTTCTTTCTCGACAAGAATAAGCCTATACCTCCAATGTTATATTTTGCTCTCGCAATATTCGCGATGATTACACAAGTTCTCGCTAAAGAACTCGTCGCACGTCGGTGTGAAATCCCAACACTCACGGATTTCTTTCACCGTCTCTTTCGCCCAACTTAACGCTTCGTTTAAGTCGGCTTCGACGAACGGTATATCAATGGCTTTATTTTTCCTTATCAGCATAAAGCGAAGTGTATCTGGGTATCTACCATACTTTTGCTTCACATACAATGCGTAAAGATATAATTGCCTTGCGTATTCCGCTTGCTCGCGTTTATTTTTGAAAGAACTCTTGGATTTATAGTCTTGTATTATAAGTTTTCCATCTTTGTCTTCAAAAACTAAGTCGATTATTCCATTAAAAATCCAATCATCAATTTCTAAATCGAATTGAGATTCGACTTCTAAAATTTTTCTGTCGTCATATCCTGCAAAATTCTTAAGATATTCAAGTCCTTGGTCGTAGTACAGCTTACGCATATCTTTGCAATATTTGGTGGAGGGGAACTTTTCGGGCACCGCCGCGTCAAATTCCCACTCATATATTCCAACCAAATCCCAAAGTGAAAGCTCACCTTTTGCGTACCTTTCCATAATGGAATGGACTTCAAGACCATAGGAACTGAAGCAATTTCCAATTCCTTTTTTGTGGTCTATGTATGTCAACTTGTAACCGTATTTACAAGTATGAAATGCCGACAACTTTGAAAAGCTATACCGTTCTTTTCTTGGCTCGCCGCTTACCAAGGGCAAGCGTCCTCAGCCGCCGCGGTACTTGGTTCGTCTTGCGGCTTATCGTTCTTTTTAGCTTCTTTTGCGGGAGTGTTGCCGCCGGCTCTTTCGCTGCCTTCGATTTCTGCTTCGAGAATGAGGAAGCGGAAGAAGGATTTTTTGCCGTTCTCTGTATCCTTGCGCTCGTTCGTAAATTTCGATTTTGTGATGATGATGCGGTCTTCGCGTTTTAATCCTTTGAGAGTATTGACCGCTTTGCCGATAACGCGAGGGAACCACGACGAGTTGACGTAGTTGCCGTCGCTGTCTTTTTCCGATGTTGTGATTTGCAGATCGACATATTTACCGTTTTCGGACGGCGTTACTTTCCATACCTTTGCGTAGATTTTATTTTCGTTAAAAATCATTTTGTTTCTCCTTTTGGTTTGCCTGACTTTTTATCGTCTTTGGATGCTTCGAGTTTCTTAAACTCTTCCATAACCGCCGCGCATATTTCAAGCGTCTTAATGCTTGAAGGGTTCGAGTTGCCGTCGTTGAGTTTTCCTACAACAGCCATAACATCTTCGCGGACAAATCCTTTCTTTATGAGCTCCGAGCCTTTGCTGACAACTTCTTTAACAGCTTTTGCAAGTTCTTCAGCCGCAGCTTTTTGTCCCTTTTCCAAATCGTAATTTTCGGCTTCTTTCTGCTTGCTTCTGTACTCGTCGGGATCGTCTTCAGTTGTTGCGAGTTGCAATGCTTTCATCAGATAATATCTGTTGCCGTATGTTGCGCCCGCGCCGAATGCTTGTGCCGCGTCTTCCATTTGCCCGATGTAAGCCCATCTGCATTCAAATTTATCGTTTGGGTCGTCTGTGTTAACCCACGTATAAACGACTTCTGCTTTTACGATGACTTCGTTAACGGGAACTGTATAGTCGATGATGATGTCCTTGCCTTTGTCATCTTTTCCTTTTTTCGTTTTAGGTTTTTGGTATGTATAGGGTTCTACGGTCAAAGTTCCTGGCACGATGGAAGGGTAGAGCATAACTCCGTACTTCTGCATACAAGCCGTAACTTTTGCTTGAATTTCCTCTTCGGGTACATACCTGTAGTTAAAGCCCGCTTTTGTTTTTTGAAGCACACCGGCAGCATCGGCAATCTTCAAAATCTTTTGATGAATGTTTAACTTTTCTGTATCTGGCATTTTTGCCTCCTTAAATTATTTTTTCTTGGTTTGGCGTTGTGCATTGGCAAGCAACTTTTTAAGGTTTGCGTGAGTATAACCGCTCGCCTTGGCAAGACACATAAGTAGTCCTTTTTCTTCGTCGAACTTTTCATCGTGTGCCTTTGAAATGTACTTCTTGTTGCCGACAATTAAGATGGTGGTAGGGTCGTTAAAGATAACCCTCATGTTTCTTGTCTTGTCGGCAAGGTCAAGTCCTATTACGCCAATGGGTACAGTGTAGCTTGGGGTTTTGAGGATTTCGTTGACAACGCATCTATCAAGATGGCGTCTGAAATTTTCCAACATTTCGTCCATAATTTATCTCCTTATTTTTTTGTTTCTTCAAATAGGTTTGATGCTAACAAATCAGCGACGCTGATTAACGTTACGAGTTTCGAGTTATCTTGTGCCTTGCTCAAGCTGTAATCGCCGCCCTTGGTGGCGGAATCGAAGCCGCCCATGTGCCAACGTATAGCGAGTAATTCTTCAAGTGAAAGCTTTATGTACCACTGCAAAATGATGCAGCTCTTTTCACCGTGACCAAGTGGAACTCTCTCGTCAACTTCGTAGACTTCCTTGACAACCCAGTTGCCGTTTTCGTCTTTGACATTTCGTGTTCCGCGCTTATAGTAATTAACCTTGCAAAGGTCATGGAAGAGAGCGGTGATTGCAATTGTTTCTTTTGAATAGCCGAGTTGGTAGATGTCGTTCAGCCTTGCCAATTCTCTATGAACGTTTAGCGAGTGCTCGCACAAACCGCCTTCATAGTTTCCGTGAAATCTTGTGCTTGCTGGAGCAGTGAAGAAGTCGCTGTCTTCAAGCCACTTCAATAAATCGTTTATACCGTCTCGCTTGATATCTTCTTTACAGATAGCGAGGAATGTTTCTTTGTTTGTCATATTGTTTCCTTGTGTCTAAATATGTTTTATAATGATAAAAAATTATGTGTCAGATTTACTACATTCGCTACAGATCATCTTTCCAAGTTCGGCGTCGCCAAGAGGAGCTCCGCAACAAACGCATATTTCCGACATATTACGAAGCTCAAGTTTTTGCTGTTGCCGCAATTTATGGTTAAGCTGTCGTCTTGCTGTTCTTTTCAGCGATGGGGTAACGCTATCAAGGCGAGCGTCCCATCCGGCGTCTCTCGCAGTAATCTTCTTTGTGCTACGCATTTGAAAGTTCCTCTCTGATTCGCATAAGAATTTTTCCGAGCTTGTTTTTGCCCTCACCGTTGCATACACCCCATTCTCTGTCGTTCCAATCGTTACCCTCGATGAGTTGTACGGAACCAGTGGAGAGTAGTTTTTCTTTTAGGTCAGGATGTTGCATAAACTTAGCGCGGCAAACCTCGAGCATGATGTCTTCTTTGACTTGCTCCCAGTCGGAACGAAGTTGGACGTGTCGCCCAAGTTTCTTTGCCGCCGACGGGTCGAGGTCGCAAAACTCGCTTGCTCTTTCGGGACACTTCATTGCGTGGAACGCCGCTTCATTATTCTTAAATGTAAGACCGAAACAGGTAACGTCTCTTTCGTAGAAGTTGCTTAGGTAGTAATTGTTTCCTCTGAACTCTGTGATGTCATTCATAATTTGTTCTCCGTTTATCCTTAAAAGAATTTCTCGAACAATCTCGTCATATCCTTTCACATCGCCTTCAATGGAGCGGTAGGGGATGTTTCTGTCTTTGAGGAGCGAGATAACCGATGCACCAAGTGCGTCTGACTCAGCTTCAGTCTGCTTACGCCCAACGGGATTGTACGGCTTAACTCTCAGCAAGAGGTAGTTAAGGTTGTCGTATGTGTTGAACACATCCATTACGGCTTTGTTAAAGTTTTCTGTAAGTCGTTCGTCGTTGTTGTACATTACACTTAAAGGAAGCGGGCTGTCGGTAACGATAACATCAACCTTACCGGCGCAGCGGCTTATCCTATAAGATTGCTCTCCAAATATGTAGGCTTGGTTGCGGAACGCTTCATCGTTTCGTTCCCAAACTTTATCTTTTGCATATTCGGTTATAAGTTCTGCATTGATGCCTGCCATTTTAATGCAGGAGAATATGTATGCGGCTCCCGTGCTTTTGCCTGCGCCAGGAACGCCAAATAGATTAACTACCAACGTATTAGCCATTTCGTGTACTCCAAACTTTGATAGCTTCTTCGCGTGAGTCATAAATTAAACGACCTAATGGTTCATCTGGTTCTGTTGCGATAGGACAGTGAACACCGTCGGCTTCCTCGTGAACTAACATATAGCCTAAGCCGCTCCACGGATCGTCTTCGTATTCGTCTGGATGGATATTGCCTTCGTCATCACAGACTACAATTCTTACTTCTCTGCCGCAAAAGGGACAGGTTAACTTTTTGTCCATATTTTCACCTCAATAAAATATCAGTTTTATTCAGACTTTTAATTAAAATCTTGGCGGTCTGTTGTCGCCATCTATGTATAGCAGGGCAAGCAAAGCCCCGCACATAAGACCTAACATAAAGTAAAGCATAATTCTCTCCGTTGTGTCTAAATATGTCGTATAATATTTATATTTATTACCGCACAAATGGCGGCACTTATCCTATTATGTGTCTAAATATGTTTTATAATACCATATGTAAAGGAAATTGTCAAGAGATTTTCGGCAATTTCCTAAAAAATTTTTTACATTTTCGCCACTTTCAATTACGTTTTCAAAAGCGATAGTTTTTACCTTGCCTTTAATGCTCATTTATTATATAATGTATATACAAATTTCAAATGAGGTGCCCTATGACAGAGTTAAAACTAAATGAATTCCTTGACCGTGCCGACGATTTTATAAATAATGCGTCAATGGGGGAGGATTTCTATTCCGTTAAAACCAATTCAGGCAAGGCTATAATTATAAGCGAAGACGAGTGGAAGATAATGACCGATGCAATGAGAGTTGCAATGGGATGCAAGCCTCAAAATTGCGATTGATTATTTGTAGAGCCAAGGATAGCGTTTTTTATTTTCCTCGTATTGCTTAATGCGCATATCGGATTGCTGCCAAGGTGACTCTTGCCTATTCCAACTATAATTTACCTTCTCTTCGTCTAACGCTCTTATAGTTAGCAAGTTGCATATACGCAAAATTAAACGAGCCGGTTCTGTTGCAAACAAATTAGATGCACGTCCATAATTATCATATTTATATACGATATCATCTATTGTTATTGAGGCGTTCGGTTCACCAAAGAATAGTTCGGGTCTATCAATATACGGTGGCTGCCAAGGATAATACCATATTAAATCATGCAATCCCAATTGTTGTTGGGCTGGTTGCTGATTGCCTAAAATTTTTGCAAAGGCACAATCATCTTCATAGTTTTCGGCAATTGATTTACAAGCTTCTTTATATAGGCGCGAATGTTTTTGTAGCGCAGATATCTTTTCGCTTTCCGATCTCGTATCAGGGATATCGTATTTAACAAATAGAGACTCAATAGTTTCCATTATTGAGTTGCCGTCTACTGTCATCGATTGACTAATCTCTTCTAAGTCAGACATGACTTTGGAAAAGTTATTACACCAAAGTTCATCCTGGCGCTTTACGTTCGTTATTGTTTTTTCTCTATATGTGCGCTTGTCTTCTTTTTTCTTTGCGGAGTCAAAGAACCACACAACCAAGAAGACTATGAGCACGACAAGTGCTAATGTCATATTAAATTCTCCTTTTGCTGTGCGGAGACTGTGTCCACCGCCAACGCATTTCCATTATATCATAATGGAGATAAGTAGTCAAGAGCCTGTGAGAAGGGTAAAAGTTCTCTATGTCCACCATTTGTCCACGCCGCCTAAGTAACAGTAGGTGAGCGTGGATGTTTTTTAATGTTAATATATGATTTAGTGTCGCTAATTGCGGCACTTTTTTTCTGTTGTGAGTGTCTAAATATGTTGCGTAGTGAAACCTAATCTTTTTGTTGAGTAAAACAAATTTATTAGGAAACACTTTCACTTATTTTCGCTAAATTCACAAGATATAGTTAAAACGGCATAGATAAACACAATATATAGTGTGGCATTGTCCACGCTTTTTCTTTTTGTCCACGTATTGTCCACTGGTTGTAGAGCGGGTGGACAAAAATCATTTGTAAAGCTGGTACTTTTTGCTGATGAGATGAGCAATATCATCAGGGAGTGGACGAAAACCTATACAAGTGAGTGTTCTGCCGATGCCATTCTCATCAATTTCTTCTGGTTCAAGCTCGGTAAGACAACTGTCTTTAATGAGAAAGAAATCTTTGCCCTCAATCAGACCAAGTTCGTTTGCCATAGTAACAGCTTTCATAAGTTGGTTGCGGTTCTTTGCCTCGCAAATTGTTTTCGTGAAAATACCGCAAATCCATTCCTTGTACACGTCGGTATCTATGTCCGCTTTGTACGTGATTCCGCCTGTTCCAACCCATTGGCAATTTCCGTTGCGCATTGGGCTTGTGATAAATGCCATAGAGGCGTGGCAGCATTGCGCTGCCAACTTACCCGCTGACATATTCAAATCCTTTCTTGCAATTATTAACTGTCTCATCTTTGTTCCTTTATGCCGCGGGCGGTGTTGCCATTATCTCTTCAAAGGCGTCAGCGGCTTCTTGTTGCATATGCTCTGTGGCTTTAACGTAGGTCTGGAGCGTCGTAACGATGCTTCTATGACCAAGTCTCTGCTGTACTGCTTTCGGGCTTACACCGTTCTCTATAAGGAGCGTAGCGTGCGAATGACGAAGCGAGTGGAAGTCAAAAGGTGTTTCTATTAGTCCCTGAATGACGCGAGTCGCATACTTGAACGTGTCTGTTGTAGAGAAGATTCCATTCTCTTCAACGCATACGAAGTTAATATGAGGTTGAACCGTTTCAATACATTTTTGTACCGGCACAATTCTCGTAATCTCATTACCTTTCTCGTCAATCTCATTTACTGCCACATAGGTGGTGTAATATTCTCTATAGAGTTGCTCGTTACTTTCTTGGCGTTGCTTTTCTTGGCGGAGAATATCTATAAGGTGGTCTCCAATCTTTATCACTCTACACGAGTCATATTTTGGAGGAGCAAAATACCAAGCAGATTTCTCGTTGTTTCTGCGGTAGCGCAATGAAGTCTTTTCTTCCAAACCATAGTTGCGCTTAATGATCTGTTTGTCAACGTTCAAGGTTTTATTTTCAAAGTCAATGTCTTCCCACGTAACAGCGAACGCCTCTGATATTCTCAATCCGCAGTACCACCCAAAGAGAAGGGGGATGTGGAAGCGGTTTCCAAAAGGGAACCGTTGCATTATTTTTTCAAATTCTTCGCGACTTATTACTTGCCTTGCACGTTTTCGCTTGCCATTAGTAGGGAACTTGATATAAGTGATAGGGTTGTCTCGAATATATTTCAAGGGAAATACTGCGTAATCAAGAGCAACCTTTAAGGTGGAAAGTATCCCAAAAACATAAGAAATGGAATATCCTTTCTTGCTTAATTCGTTTGCATAGTCTTGCAATACGGAAGGGTTCAAACTTTTAAGTTTGTACATTCCTATGTGTGGTTTAATGTGTTTCTTGATAAGGTTTTGATATGTCACGAGCGTATTATATTTTAAGTTTGTAACGCAATACTGTTCATACCAATAATCAAGGTAATCATTAACACCAATCTCGGAGGGTTCAAAGTGAAGTCCTGCCGTATTATACTCCGACATCGCCAAAGCACCTGCTTCCAAGGCTTCTTTTTTTGTTTTGAACCCAGCCTTGGATATGTGCTTTCTTTTGCCATCAACCCGAGCTGCCTCAAATCGGTATTCCCAGTTTGGTTTCTTGTCGGGCTTGTTTCTGTTCCTGTCTCTTACGTTAATTTTTGCCATCGTCGAGCTCCTTAATATTGGTAGGCTCTGTTAAGTCTTTTCCTTCATACTTTTGCAGGAAGATTTCCAAAGACTCTTTCCTAACCTTGAAGGAGCCGAGCTTGATGAATGGCAATAATTTCGCTTTTCTGAGTTTGTGGACGTAATCCACATTTGTCTTTAAGATTGCCGCTACTTCAGCTACTGTAAATAACATATTGTCTCCTATATTGATTTTATTATGTATAGGCTGAGTAGCGCAACGGTCGTCATCAAATTTCATCTTATTAACCTCTCGATATTTAATGACCTTTTAATCCGTTTAATCCTCGCCGCATATGGCGGCGCAATTATTTTATTTTGTTACGGGGAAGACGTGGTAGAAATCTACGCGCCTTTTGTTGATGTACGCATAGCTGTCTTTGCCCGTTATAACTTTGAGTTTTCTCTTGCGTGTGTTCCAAATTTCTGTAAAGGCGGAAACCGTAAGAGGTGTTCCAACGCCGATCTGTGCGCCGTTTTTCATAATGAATACGACATTTGTTATGGGCTCGAATGATACGTCGTCCAAGTTTACGTTCAGTTCTTCAAGTGATGCCATGTAATCTCCTATATGTCTAAATATGTTTTATAATCGTTAAAAATATAAGACCGTAATCTTATATTTCGTTGTTTTCAAGTGTCTTAACAAACTCTACGTATTGATCGCGGTAGTTAAAGGCATAGTTTAGTGTACAACCCATTATTGACGTAATTTTATTGATAAGGCTTTGCTCACTTTTATCGTTATAGATTTCAAGGAATAAAGCATTCTTGTGCAAATTACGGAAGATAATCGATGTCTTCATTGAGCGAGGGACGCTCATATTAAACCGCTTAATTATTTGGATTATTTGCCCGCCGTCGAGTTTCTCACAATTCGCATCGGTCGGTCTAAACAGGTAATCATCATTGCCCTTTAAGATTACCTTTCTGCCCGACGGTAAACCTTTATAAGACTCTAAATCTGATAAGTAGTAT